TGCGATTGCCTCTTGGATCAGAGCGCCTGCACGAGTCTCTTGAGCAACAGAATCGGCAGCCGTAGCTGCCTCACTTACAGACGACAACACTGTAGCCCCGCCTAGAGCGGCGAAGGGTGCTTGGGCAAATGCGACATCTCCAAACACCGCGCTACCTTATTAGGCTGCGTCAAGCGAGAACGTGTAAGTTACGTTCAATGTATCGCCAGAATCAACAGTTTTATCACCGCCAGTAAAGTCACCAGCAGAAAACAATACGCCTGAAGTGCCTGTAGCTGCTGTAGTTAAAAACGCGCCAGCCACCACTGTACCGTTAACCAACATAGGAAACGCAGATGGGGCAACAGAGTTGGTAACTACTGAAGGATCGGCCAGCGTAGGAGAAGCTGCGTTAAAGGTAACAGCAATACGATTACCTGTGTAGGCTGTGCCGGGAACTAATTCTGTCCAACCAGCGTGTGAGGCCAATGTATTACCAGCAGCATATGTTGTGCCTGAACCCGGGCCTTGAACTAAGCCCAAATACCAACCGGCTGTGTAACCAGAGCCTTTGAAGTACTTGCTGTTCATGTCTTGCAGACCTTCATTCACAACTAAGTTATGGAAGGTGTCAGACCACTTCTCAACGCCATCAGCGCCTACGCAAGTAACGGTGAACACGCCACCCGCACCTACGCGCTCAGTGGAGCCTTTGTTTGCAGTTAAGCTTGCTGACACAAGGTCTTGGGCTTTTGATGTTTCTGTACTCATGATAAGTCCTTAAGATATGCGCACGATGGCGCTGTTCGCATCGGCAGTTGGGAAAATGATTTGGAAAGTGTCGTTGGTTACTGTTTTATCAGCACCAAAGTCCAACACAGCGATGGATTTGTTACCCTGCGTTGAGTTGTAAATTAACGCACCACGGGCCGTGAAAGAGGCGCTAGTCCAGCTTGTATTTGAGAATGAAATAAAAGCCGTAGGTACTGCGCTTTGATTGTTGCCTGATGTAGGGGATTGGCTAATAACCAGCGTATTACCGCCGGTTGTGTACCCACTGCCGTTAGCCACTTCATTGCTGGTCGTGTAAACGGTGGTAGACGCGCTTAAATCTGCATTGCCTGTGTACAAAGCAATCTTGAATGTGTTTGGAGATGTAGGGCCAAAGTTGTGGATAGCTTGAAGAAGCTCGACCTTGCAACTTGTGGTTACTGTTTGAAGAATGCTCATGATACTTGTACCCTAACTTGACCGTCGCGGTAAGCGTCAGCCCGTTGTTTGCCGTCACCCAAGTTCTTCAGCAGGGCAATTGCCTGCACGTAACGATCTTGAGCTACTTTCATCATATCGGCCTCTTGACGCATATAAACAAATGCTTCACAGATTGTCCCATATAACAGCGCAGAATCAAAGTTATCTCCCAGCCAAGTTGTACTTGCGGTAACAATTGACTCGGGGTAGTAGTAGTAATGCAACTCAGCCATGTAAGCTAAGTTAGGCGTTGGGCCAACAATAAATGTTAATTCATTTACATCCGCAGACTGGGGGCCAAAGATGCCATAGTGCCTTGGCTCGCCACGGGTGGCCGTTTGTGGATATGCTTCACGTATGAAGTTCACATCTTTATTTAACAGATACAAAAAGTCACCTTGGAAAATGATGGTTCCAGAGACTGTGCCTGTGCTTGCTTTAGTCAAATAAACCGTAGTTCCACTAACAGCGCGAACGTACGTGTCAGACGGAATGTTTGCATTAGCTACCGATTGACCCGCAGTAATCCCTGTTGCGTCTGCAACTACCACCGTAAACTGTCCAGAAACGCCTGTAGCAGTCGTTGTGATGACGGGATATACAGCAAGGCTATATGGCGACAAAAAGTCCTGTGGACAAGCCAAGTACTTATTGCCGGTATTTAGTGCGCCTGTCACGTTCTTTCGCAAGTTGGCAATCTGCACCGTGTTATAGATGCGTTGCTCCGCCTGACGGATAAATGTATCCATATCAGTCGTTGGGAAAGTGTTCTCACAGTAGTCAGTTACTGCGGTAACAAGCTGGCTGTAATTCATGCCATTGGGCCTCTAGACATCAAGCCTTTAGTGGCCGCACCAGTACCGCGCATCTTGATGCCGGACGTCTTAGGCTCACCACCAGAAGACTTGTTGATGTTGCCTACAGTCATTTCAACTGTATCAGCACGGCTTAGGTTTTTGCCAGAGCCGGGGTTTTCCTTGGCAACAACTTTCTCGCCCTTCATCGTGTGCGGAGGAGCGTAGACTTTGGCATCGCCAACTTCTTTGCCCATCATCATTTTGCTGTATTTAGCCATATTAGCCTCGCTTCTGTGCGGCAATCTTTGCCAAATTACGACCCATAGTCTTCATGTCAGAGTTGGTTTTACCCTTACCCTTACCTGTTCCGCCCTTTGTTTCTTTAACAGAATGACCGCTGTTAGGGAAGATGTGAACATCAGTCTTACCCTTTTTAGCGACTCCGTCTGCTGATCGTGTATATGCCATGTTTAGCTCCCTATTTGAATCGTTACTGTACCAACTTGTGCGGCTAATGCCAAGTAGTTGGGCGTTAAATATGCGTCAAAACTACTAGACCCACCTACTGGGTTCCATCCCCACTGAATATCCCGTGAACCACCAGTCAAGTTACCCGCCGCATTTGGACCAGCAGTCACATACGTTGTGTCTGGCCGTGGCTGATACAAAGCCTGTGGATCATAAACAGGATACATACCCAACTGCAATTGCGGTTGATCTGGATCCCAGCAAGCATCACAAACCTTGAGCTGATAAAGCTTGGTCTTAATGACCTCCATCTTTAACTGCTTTAGCTTGTAGCGCTGCCCACACCGATCACATTCGGCAATAGCATATTTACCGGATGCAAACGGTGTTGCCATTAAGTACCACCACCAATGAATGCTATACGAGGTACCAACCTTAATGTAGCCTTCTCGCGATCTTCTTGAGCCGCTAATCTGTATTGCTCTTCATAGACGGCTTTAAGCATATCCAAGCGGCCTTGTAACTCAGGCACCTTCATGGCAATGTAGTAGGCTAACCCAGCTGCTACACATGGTAGGAAGCGGAAATTCATATCAGCTGTTTGTACGCCTGAGCCAGCATCTTGAATACGGCGCATTCTGTAGTACACAAACTGGTACTGCTGTGAGTTATCAGGCGTAGGCCATACTGTGATAGCCGGTAATTGAGGAACAAATACAGGCTCGCCAACTACTTGAGCTGCTGCTGTTGTATTGTTCTGGCCACGGAATACACCGCCCAGCACTGTACCACTGATATAGGTGTAGTAAATATCTTCTGTACCAAGGCGGATAAACCCAGAACCAGCCAATCCATCTACCGAACTAAGCGTAATTGATGTGGCTGTTGATGTTATAGCTGTAGCAAGAACAATCTGGGTAGGGTTAGTTTCACCAGACAGGCGTTGAATCCACACTTGAATTGGTCGCCCCTGAACCAGCTTGTTAGGGATTGTTGCATAAGTAGAAACACTAATGCGGGTAATGCTCAAGTCTGCCTGAGTTGACGAGTTGTTGGCTTGCGTTCGGATCACATGATCTAGCAAGTCAATCGTATCTAAAGGTAGGGCGTATGTAGCCAGACCCGGAGTCAGAGTGATAGTCCCTGTCTCAATCGTCCACATATTGATGCCGCGATTAGCCCACTCAATGGTCATCAGGTTAAGAGAACGGCGCGCTGTACGTAGGTCATAACCTGTACGCATTTCACGGCCAGCTCTCTCCCACGCCTCTTCAGCGAGCTCGGTGAACTCCATGTTAAAGGCTGTGGTTCCTGTAGTCGTCATAGATCTTCACCAATATCAGCTTCTTCTAAAGCCAACTCTTCAAGAACTTCTTCTGTGCCGCATGTGCATGGGCCATCTTCATGTAAAGCGCAGTCTTCTGTGTGCATTATTTCTTCGCAGTCTTAGCAGAGTTAATAAAAGCTTGAGCCGTAGGAGCGCCCTTAGAGCCGGGTTTACGCATCTTCTCTTTAGAACCAGCCGCGATACGTTTCCTCTTGGCGTTAATGTTGGCATACAAGCCAACAGGCCCACCATCGGCGTACTCCATAAAGTCGGTGTCATCCCTACGCTCTTTGCGTACACCTTTGGGCATTTTTGAGGCGCGCATAGCGCCCATTCCACGGCTAGCCATCATGATTTAACACATCTTTCCGCGCGTTTTACCGCGCTGTGCAATGCCATCACCACGGCTTGATGCAGAAACTTTGCCGCCACTAGCATAACCCTTTGAAGCTTTTTGTTCTTGGGCTTTGCGTTGTGCTGGCGTTTTAAAATTCTTAAAGTAATTGCTTATTGATGAACCAATATCAGAGTCACGAATACGCTCGTTAGCAGAACGTGTATCAGTTGAGCCACTACCACTTCTAGCGCCAGCAAGATTTGTTTCAACGCTTCGTTTCATGCGTTCATTTGCAGACAG